GTATAGACCCCAGCAATAGCAAGGCTGGCGTTTTTGAGAAGTAACTCTTTTGTTTTGTTGAGTGTCTTAATATCTGGAAGGGCAGTTAGTAACGGGCCACGTCCATATATCTCACCGGCCACCTTCATGTATCTGGCTACAATCCAAGGGCTAGTCTTTATCTTACGATAGACAATCTCCTGCTTGGACTCTTTGTGGATAACGTAATACCCAAAGTCGCCACGCTTAACATCAACAATTGTTGCCTCAATAAACTCGACTTCTTCGGTGGGTTTATCCCTAACCAATCGAGCAAGCTGGCTATTCTCAGGTACTACTGCATCTTTCCATTGGTTTGCAATGGCTTCTGCTTTGATTCTCATGCGCCGATAAACATTATCGACCTGCCCATTGGCGCCTTCTTCAAAGGCCACAAGGTATTGTGGAACTGGAACGAAGTTTACCGGAGCTATATCATCTCCCGGCTGAACCATCATAACGGCTGTGCCAACAGATAGGTCTAGCAAGAACTCGCCAATAGCAATGTCAAAGTTTGACTGCTTGAGTACGGCAAACATCTTCTCGTTGTAGACATCTAGCGCAGACTGTGCTTCAGCACGGCGCTCGTCAGGAATGTCCGGCCCCGGCTCTAGCTTGCACCACTTACGCTGCGGCGGAAAAATGCCAGACTGAAGACGGTTGGCAAAACGCTGGGTCGAGCTGATGGCCGTGGAATCAAACACACGGCCCATCTTCTTGGCGCCACCTACCTTGCCTTCCCAATATCCGTCGTATAGGTTGCGCTGCGGCAAAGCAAACTCGTAGGCGTCCTCGTAAAGACTTTTGAAATCATCTTTTTTGCGAAGTGCAACGTCGTGTCGTTTTAATACTTCTTCAGCCTTTAGTCGTGCCATGTTCAATCCTTTTTATGACGCATCGCAAAATTGCGTGCAGCTTCTTTGCTTCCAAAGCCCCATGCTTTCAAGGCTAGCTTTAGCCTAGTCGGCCTGCCTTTTTCGTCTGTGAGAGGCCCAGCCATGCCGCCAAATCTCGCAGCAAAGCTAACCCGTCTTGGGTTAGTCCCAGACTTTACTGGGGACTGTAAGTTGCCACCCTCTTTGCGCTCAAAGTGTTTTCTTCCAGCCTCGTTAAGGCCGCCTTCTGGATTTTGATATTTTTTTTGTACCATTACTCGTACCACTCAATCATTACATGGGCCATGTGCGCCTGACCGCTTCTATTTGTCAGCCTAAACAAGTATGTTGTTAATGGGGCAAGAACATATTGAAATGAAAATGCCGCAGCTCCACCAGCTTGACCACCAGAACCGCCAGCAAGAAATTCGCCAGTTATTGCGGTTCCAGTAGTGGTAACTGTTGGGTTAATTAGTATCGCACTTGAACTTGTATTGGTCGATGACCTATAACGATTGATAGCGGTAAACGATGTGCCGCCAGTTACAGTTGCATTTTCAAAAATAGTAAACTCTGCATCACCGCCACATCTAACATCAAATACTAGGTGGGGATATTTGCCAGCAGCCCAAGCGACAGCAATGTTAATAGATGCGTCATCAGCTAATTGATTTGCATCGCCATTTAAAAAATATGCATAGAAGGCTCTACCTTCGTGCAGCCTCACATGGTTAATGTCGGCCATTGGCAACGGGTCAGGAGATCCAACTACTCTTTGTCCCTCGTCCTTGTCCATGAACGTCAAAGTCACATGACGTGACTTCGTGTTCATCGACTCCCTGCTGACGTATTGAGTCGCCATTACTTCTTGGGCTTCATTGCGGTTTTAGCCGCTTTCTTAAAAGCATCATCGGTAGGCGCTCCGGGAGAGCCGGGTTTACGCATCTTCTCGCCAGAACCCTCAGCTATGCGCTCACGCTTTTTATGGATATTGGCATAGAGGCCGGGTTTCATTTGTACCCCGCTGCCTTGCGGCCTTCGCTCATGGCAATGGCTTTTGCCTGCTGCTCGCTTTTGACCTTCTGGCCAGAGCCAGATTTCAGCTTGCCCTTAGAGTATTCACGCATAACCATTGCAACTTTTTTTTGCATTTTATCTTTATCTGGCATTTTTGTTTCCTTATAAAGCCGTGCCTGAACCTAGAGTTTGCTCTCCACCAACAACACTAGCAGTTTCAAGTAAACCACCACTACGGCGGCGAGCACGTTGAGCCGAAGCCTGAACTTCTCCGCCCCTTCTCATTTCTTCGTTAAGTTGGTTTTGCCTTTTTACTTTTTCTGCTTCCGCTTTGCGAGCAAGTTCTTCTGCTTTCCTTTTTGCTTCTTCACCAGTAACTTTTTTTACAGCGTTTGAAATCGCACCCATGATTACACCCTTTCTGTGCCAGTAGCACCCAATGTTTGAATTCCTGTTTCTGGAGCTATGCGTGCTTCAGACAACAACATACGTGAGCCACCACTCGTCCTAGCCCTACGCTTGGACGCCTCGGATTCCATCATGTCACGCTTTTCTTCTTCTGCCTTTTGGCGCAGTCTTTCGTTTTCTTTGCGCTGTTCAGCAATCTGGCGCTCGGCTGCGCTTGTATCTGGTTTAGAAAATAATCCACTCATTTAATCCTCGCCATCATGTATGAATCCGAACCGTCCGGCAAAAACTTCCGCATTAGACCTTCTTCTTCAAAACCTAACGCTTTAGCCCACCGATACGCCCTTGTGTCATCAGATTTTACTGTGATTTGTAGCCGGTGCAATCCTTCTGATACCTCTGCGATATACAGAAATTGTTTTGCAACCAAAGTCATGGTCTTTGGGTAGCGCCTAGCCCTGTCATCAAACATAGACCAAAACTCAGCCATGCCATTCCAATAGTGTATAAATCCGAATACGGCTAGTGGTGAATTATTGACCACCGCTGTTACGGCAGGCCCAAGCGCCGCTTGGCAGTTCATGTGCTCGGCGGCGGATTGGCCCGAACTTAGAACCTCTGGGTTTGATACCTCAATCTCCATCGCATGAAGCGGGGAGTACGGCATCAACAAAACCCCGTTTCTGTTCTTGATTTCAGAGTTTAGGCTAAGAATGTCCAAAGACATCGAATTCTGTATTGACTACGGTTTGTGCGGTAAATGTACGTGACTGGCCAGAGTTTGATTTGGTCATCCTTTTGTGCTCCCCGCCACCCAGCAATAGGTAGCCAAAAGCGTCGCCAACGTGCGAGTGTTCGTTCTTATTTGGGCTATCTCTGAATCTTTCTTGGCCTGCGCCAACGGCTATCCGCTTAAAGTGGTAGCCACCAGCCAAGGATTTCCGAAGTAGCTTACAGCTCCTATTGACTAACAGCCCGGGCTTACCAGCCACAAGCCGCTGCATCGGGGCGGCAGACGCTTCTCGCCTAACCTTGAAGTCGTTACTTGGCGTAGGCTGAGCACGAAGCCCCAATGTTCTCAGGTAGTCAAATGCGGTTACTTCATATATGGCGTCCCTAGCCATACCAGCCGGGTCGCCCCAGACCATCACTTCGGCTTTTGGATAACGGGCATTGAGCTCAGCCAATAGCTGCTGGCCAAATCGCTCAAGCCCCATATCAAAGGTGACAATCTCATGGAGTACGTGCCACGTACCACTTTGCGTACGTTGTCCTATAACGGCGGCAGGCGTCAAACCAAAGTCTAGCCCTACTTGGATTGGAATGGTTGGGTCGTGTTCCAAGTCAGCCGTCATTAGTAAGTCGTCGTATTCTGGCCAGACTGGTCTACCCTCTTGAACGTAGGTGTACTTGCCTTCGGCGTAGCACCGAATCCAGTCTAGGTTCTTACCAAGCAACATCTGTTGGTAGTAGCCAGCCGGTAGGTTGCGTACGTTTTCGGCTTTGGTGTTTAGCTTCCACCAGCGTCCGGCGGAAAACAGATGGTCATTGGCTTCTGGGTTATCTGGTAGGTCTTTGGGGTCTACTTCGACTACACCGCCGGGTTGCTTATAAAACTTCCAAGCATATGCCCCGGTCATCTTTTCTTTCTCAGATAGCCTATGCCACCAATGGTCGTCATCCATTGGGTTTGTATCCATCCAAATACCATGCCAGCTAGCGCCACCATCTCGCTTGGTCGGGTATCGACCGACCCGGTGGGTGAGGCCATCGATAACTGCTTTTGGCAGCTCTCGGGCCTCGTTGACCCAAGCGCCGGTAAGCTCTAAGGACAACAACTTTCGCACGTCTTTGGGTTGGTCAAGTGCTAGAAAGATAACTTCGCAGTCAATACCCGCCGCATCGCCCCGGGAAGGCAAGCGGATATGGTGGGTAATCGGTGGAGTATAGAGCATTGGCCCAAAGGTGTTCTCTGGGAATAAGTCTTGCCACGTCTTGATTGTGGTCGTTTTGAGTTCTGGGTAAGAGTTTCGTACAATAACCCAACGGCTATATCGGATGCCATCGATAGGGGAAGGCTTTTGCCTAACGGCACGCAACATTATCTCAGCGGCGCACGCATAGCTCTTGCCAGACCCCACCGGCCCCATCAATCCACGTACAAAAGCATTGCTTTGCAGGAAGTTGTAGACGACTGGGCTGGTAGAGAAGTCTAGGTCTAGCCCAGCTCCGTTAAGCGCCTTCTGGCTGCGCTCTTTCTGGTTGCTCAATTGGTTCCTCAGTTACGTCTATCATGTCTGGAGCTTTAACGTTAATGCCAATAACGCTTGGCCGGTCAGACTCGGATTGTTCTGGTTCTAGCATCCCGGCAGCTTTGGCCAGTAAGCGCAGCACACCCACCTTGTCGTAGAGCTCAATATCCAATACCGAGTTGCCATCCTTATCGGTTTTAACCGAAACCTTCTTAATGGCGTTTAGGGCGTGTTCGGGTATCTTAGACGAAGCCTTTACCCGTACGTTGCCAGCTTCGTCCCATTCCATGATGTCCGTAATCTTGGTATTGGCCATTGACAAAAGCGAGTACGCAATGGCTTCCTGATTGGCGTACAGAGTATTGGAACGAGTAAGCCTTTTTTGTACGGAACGTACCCCACCCCAGTTCTTGAGGTTGGGCATTTGTGTCTGCCCTTTGGCGGCGGTCATTAGAACGGTACGTCTGAGTCTACGTCGTCAAACCCGGATGGTTGTGCTTTTTGTTTGGCAGGAAATGGCTTGTGTGCGGCTGAGTATTCCCCAGCTTTGTTCGCCACGGGCTTGCCAATCTTCATCTTAAAGTATGGCTGGCCATCTTTGGTATTAACGTTGAAGATGTCTACGTAGTGCTCGTTACCGTCTGGCAGCATAACCTTGCCCGCAAAGTCTCCGTGCCAGTCTTCTGTCTTTTTGTTGTTCTTAAACGCTGAGCCATAACCCGGCTTAGGTACGTACTTATCCATGTTCACCCCTTATGGTTGTAGTTTTGATTCTTTAACAGCTTGCAGATACTCGTCAGCCTGCATCATCTTCACCTTCTGTGAGGCTAGAGCCTCGGCTACCTGTTCCGTGGTAAACCCACGTCTGAGTAGCTGTAACACAAAGCCATGCAACAAATCCTCTACGTTCATTTTCACCCCGTTTAAGGTGTTGGCTCCCAAGCACCACAATTCCTAGGATTGATTCTAGGTACTGTCCTAGAATCTATTGGGCTACTTTCCCGGTGAGAGCCAACGGTTAAAAGTATATCACCATGAAATAGACTTGCAAGTAGGGGAGAAAAGGTTTAATCTGTTTTCACGGGGCCATTAACCCAGCCCTCGGGAATGTTGTGGGTGACAGACCCGGATAAACGTGGCTAATCAGGTGGTACTTCTTTCTCGACGCAGGTGGATGCCGGAACGCTAGAGAATCGGGGCCAGACGCTTGAACGTAACAGTAGCCTAGATAAACGAGAACCCACAAGCCATAAGGCTTTCTACCTGTCTCTACACGGGTGAGGTGTTCTATCGTCAGATGATAGGTACGTAACTGGTAACGCTACAAGCAAAACCGCTGTTACAAAAATATGAGCAAAAATTTGTGTGTTCCCCCCACGCAATATGACGCATGGGCGGGGGGGCAAAGGGTGGGTTCCCCCCATCGCAACACATAAAGCACACCCCCCCCACTCGCTAACGCTCGCTTGCCCTTGTATAGCACGGCCTCTAGAGGGCTTGCAGGTAGGCTCTCACGGCCTTTGTGTAGCTCGACGGGCGCAGGGTTCGCACGAACGCAGCGAATGTATCCGCATGGGTTGCCCAATCAATCGAGGCGATGAGCTGATCGCCGAGTAGGTCGGCCTCGCTCTTGAGCCGCCGTTCCCCCATCTCCTGAGAGTACGCCTCGAACGGTTCCCTCTTAGTTACTAGCGAGTCTTGATGCACTTGAGAATCATTCTCATTTAGGTTTACTTTCGGTTCAGTCTTGCGCTTTCTTGCCATGCTTAGCATCTCCCTATGTTGAATAACCGGCGGTTTATCCTCGGATTCCATGAGAGCCAATGCGTCGGCCTCGGTTATCCGTTCGTCAAATATCACTCTATTAGTATCTCCCCTGAGCCCAAAAACTCCCCCTGCTACCCGTTCGAGATAACCTAACGCTCTCAGCTTGCGAACATAGTCCGACATGGTTCGCTGGGCTAGATTGCAACGCTTGCCAATAGTTGTTTGGCTAGCCCATAAGAATCCGCCCCTATTAGCAAACATACAAATCGCCGCCAATGCTCGGAAAGTTGCCCGACTGATTCTCTTATCCCCTACCGCCCGAGACGGAATAACGCAAAACTTACTGGGTTCCGGCGGTTCCCTTAGCTTTAACTTGGGTTTTTTAGGTAGGTTAAATCCCGACATATCTAGTCAAGATACGGGTTTTCCCTAGGTCTATCAAGTTGAACCCTTTACGATTGTTAGTTATCCTACGGGTTCCTAATCACTATAAAGGGGTTTCAAAATGTTTAATCAAGTTACCTGCACATGGCTAGATATTGCGCCTGACCTTACGCCTGAGAATGCGCTTGTCTACTCTAAAACCGTGGACAAGTTAGTTTTCTGCGCTGACCTAACCGGCCTTAGCGTTGATTCTCGACTATTGGCACGGTTCGAGAATGAATTGATCAAAATAGCTGAGTCTTTGGGCTACTTAAATTAACTAAATTCTTCCCGGGGAGATTTCCCCGGGTCTAAATATGAGGAATTCACAATGCTAGATATTATCGCTCTACTCGCTGGGTTAGCCGCCGTCGTTCTTATCATGCGGCCTTGGTCAATCAAATAAATAAGGGGTTAAAAATGGATAAAACTTGTAACGGTTGGACTAACTACGCTACTTGGCGGGTTAACCTTGAATTTTTCGACGACGGAGCCAGCGAATACTATAAAACGGCTCAAGATTGTAAGGATTATGTCGAGTCAGTAGTTGAGGAACAAGCCGAGGGAATTGCATTAGATTATGCGCTGGCGTTTTTATCCTATGTAAATTGGAACGAAATTGCTAGCCATATCGAACAAGAGGAAAGAGCTTAAAATCTCCGGCCTTTTATCCCTTGCTTGCAGGGGATAACGGGGCGGGGATTTCCCGTCATTCCAACTATAAAAGGGGTTTTACTATGAATAGCTTTGAAATCAATCAAAAAGACTTGAAAGCCGTATCGCACGCCATGGCAACGAATGACCTGCGCTATTATTTAAACGGGGTTTTTATCGAACATAACGGGGCGGAAACCCGGTTAGTAACAACTGACGGGCATCGGATGCACATGGTTATTCAAGAAAATAAGGGGTCAGTAATTGCCCCCGTTGAGTTTATTATTCCCGCCGACATGGTGAAAAAGTGCATAACCGCTAAAGCTCCACGGCAAGACAAGACTCCGAAAATCGTCATTACCTACGACAATGGGAAAATCTCGGCTAGATTGCCCGACGGCTCGGAGATTGTGCAATTCGCTACCGACGGGAAATTTCCCGACTATCGCCGGATAATCCCCCAGCTTGACGGCTCCGCCCCTGAAATCTCAGTTTTTAATAATGATTATGTAGCCGACGCAATTAAGGGATTCTGCGATTATGCCGAGATTAAGGGGAAGACTAAGCCGAGTATCGGCTTGCGCCCCCGTGGGAATAGCTCAGGTGTGCTATGCGTTGATAACTATCTCGCCGTAGTTATGCCCCTGCGTGGTGAAATATCCCCCATGCCTGCCCCTAAGTTTTCCCAGCCCCTGCAATCAATCGAAAAGGCCGCATAATGAGTTATTGCTACTTGCTAGATGATCCAACTTGGCCCCCGACATTGTGCGAGATACTCAATCACAATTGGGCGGAGAATCCCGAGCTGGAATCATTTACAATCAAGCCCGTGGGGAATCCCGTCGTCAATTGGATAGTTAAGGCCGCCGACATTTGGGTTGTCGCCTAGTCCCCTGAAACAAGCCCCGAGCTAATCCCTCGGGGTTTTTTTGAGTTGATTAGGTTAGTAAGCGCATACACAAGGAAAACCGCATAGAATGGCCGATATGACGACAACTAAAAAGGGTATTTCTACCCCTTACCCGATACTTTACAAGGCCGCTATTGCCGTTCTAATCGTTCCCGCTTGGACTTGCTTATTCTTGCTGGGCTTGCTGGGCGGGTTCGCCTCATTCGTTCGCCGTCGGGGTAAGTAAGCACTCACACGAGGCCCTCAAGGGTCGCTATGGGCCTGCACCGCTAGCCACAAAATCCAAATTGGTTTTCAAATCCAAGTTTTTAGAGATTCACCCGAGTCCATTTGCTTAGCGGTACGTCAAAGAAGGGCTCATCATTAACATATTTTTTATCCACCCTCACGACAGGGGATTCAACAATCACGCTGCCATGCGCCCACATACCCTGCTTCATGTCGCTACGCAGCACAAAGAGTATCGTGGGAAAAAATCCAAAGAACTTAGCCTTGCGATGAGGTACGTGTACGGTCTTAAATGGAAACTTATCCACCCAGTTGTGCCTGCGCTCAATCTCCACCGCACCCTTGTACATCTTCGTGCTGTCCACCACGAATAAGTCCACGTCGTACTTGCCGCCTTCCTCAGCGCCAAGCCCCCACGCCCGGGTTATGAAGTCAGATACAGCCTTACGTGCTGGCGGGTCGTTCTCGTCGTGAAGCTGCTGGTCAAACTGCTTGTAGCTCACTTGCCAGATTCCAGCCAGATGCCCACCTGAGCCACAGCGTAGCCCAAGAACATCAGCGCAAGATACGCCTTGCCGGTACGGTAGAGGTCAATGGCCACCACGATATACACAATTCCTATGATTCCTATCAGCCACGACGCCATTCGAGCCACCCCGCAAAGATAATAACGCCAAGCATATATAGTAAGAACCATGCTGCGCTTTGTGCGTACAGATGAGCTGCTATCATTCCATTATTCAATCGTCCACCCCCTGATTCATTCGTTTGTAAGACA